TGACAGCGATACTTTAAATTTGTTCATTCCATTCCATAGACCACTCGGCTCTACGTGTTTAATTTGACTAGTTTCCATAGCTTAAATAATTATAGTTTAATGTTAATACTTCATTACGGTTATCGTAATACTCTAATTTGTTAGATAGGATTAAGTTTTCTAACTTTAATCTCTCGATCTCTTTACTCATAGCCTCTACCCTGTATAGTAAAAACTCTAAGTGCTCATCTCTTGTTTCCATTTTTAGTGTTTTAAATTATTAATAGACCAAAATTATAAAAACTTTTTTAATAAAAAAAATAAATTAATAGAAAAATTTAAAAAAAAATTATATATATATCTCTATCCCTTTAAAAATAAGGACTTTATAAGACAAAAAAAAATGGCAGCTAAATTAATAACTACCATTTTTAATACTAAAAGAAAACACTAGCTATAAAACTAGAACAGAACTAAGCAAAGATACAACTATATTTTTATAATCCTAATTTTTTATTCTTTATTTTATAATTTTCTATCATCTCCTCCAATTCCCAATCTGCTAACTTAACTGTCTCTCTAGATTTGTTTAATAATTGCTCAGCCATATCCGATACATAATTACTATTTAAATACAATCCAAACTTATACTGCTCCCCATATCTCATTACATTACAAGTATAACATTGGACCTGGCAATTAATCTCATCCCATCTAGTAGAGTAATGTTTTCTGCTCATAAAGTGACCGCATTGTAATTGCTTAACTTCCTTTCTAACTCCGCAAGTAATACACTCAGCGATACCTCCCTTAGCATCTCTATTCCGGATATAAATAGAAAACTCCTTATCGAGCTTATCTATTAACGACTTTCTTTTAGTTTTCATTCTACAAATATAACAAAAAATCTAATACAATTATGCTAATAACTTTTTAATAACTAGATATATTTTTGTTTTTTAATTCAAAAAAAATCATTATATATAATGTAATTACTATATAATACTAATTATATAAATATACTAATTATACTAATATAATAATTATATATATACTAATTATATATTCTAATTATATAGCTAATATATAGTCAAATTTTAAAAAATTTTATATTCTATATTAATACCATAACTATAATCCAGGATATTATTATAATTATGTATTGAGATATAGCTCCCTAAGTAGTATTTACCGTAGTTTAATCTAGCAGTATTGTATATCTCGAATCTCTTTGTAATATTAGATCCTATTCTTAAATCGAATTTAAGCCTATTTTTAGTTAGTTTTTTAATAGTTTCTGTTTGATTCAATATAATCTTATCACTCAAACTATTTAACTCTCTTAAAACGCATATTTCATTATCCTTACTAATCACTAAACTATCCTGATATTTAGATATGATCTTTAAATTATCATACCGGATCAGGTCCTTAATAACTTCTCTAGCTATTTTACTACTTAATACTATCTTTGTCGTATCGATCTGAGAAAAAACACTCGAGCTCATCATTACTAAAACTACTAACAACTTTAATCTGCTCATCTTCTCTCTCTTTAATTATACGAATCTTATCTATGTATTTAGTTTGTATCTTAGTTATAACCTTTAAACTATCTTTTAAGGCTGTTTTCTTTACTTCTAAGCGATTATTATCTGATTCTAATATATTGATATCATTTTGTAATTTAATCTCTTTATAGATCAAATAAATAACTAACCCTAAAATCAGTATTATAATCCACTTATATTTTTTTATAGAAAGTTCTAGATCCATCTTTATAAGCTCTTAATATTTGCTTTCTAGGTTTTGCACTATAGCTAACGTGTACCCAGTCTGGAGACTCATCATTACCAAACTCCCATATTAACTGATCAAATTTTAAGTTTTCTTTTATATAATTAAAGATCTCTGCATTACTGATATCCGTATTATCATTATCAATATCTACAGCCTGTCCAATTAGATGCTGAGAATTACTAGCTCCTCCAACTTTCTTATTTAATCCTGGAGATCTATATCCCGATACTACGTGAATAGCTTTATCAAAATGATCTCTAATAGGCTGTAATATATTCTTAGCTAATAGCTCTAGGTTTTTAATAACCTTATCATCCGGATTATTATTAATACCAAATCTCTTAGCAGCAGCACTATTGCATAATTCAGCTAACGTGAAATTCTTACTTATCATCATCATTTTTCTTTTTTATCAATTCAATAGTTTTCATTATTGTATAAATTATAGACACACACAATAAGAATATTTTTAGCGTAGATTCTACATTAGAAAAGCTAATTGCCATCGCAACAGAATTAAGTCCGTATAGTTTCAAATCGTTAAGTGACATTTTTAGCTTTCATTAAACGTTCTACAATATTTGTAACTCCCTCAATAGTAATGTAAGAAGTTCCAATAATAACCCAATCAGTAGAAGTAATAACACCTGAGAATAAACCTGCAGATGCTACTACAAAAACTGTTAATTTACGACTTACCCACTTGTTAAGCAATAAATCTATTTTTTCTTTACTACTCATTGATTAATTTATCAAAAGGATATATCAAATCGCTAACAACTTCATAACCTGCAAAAGTGTGTTTAGGATTCTTAACCTCAATAGCATTATCAAACACAATTTCGTTTTCACTCATTACATCGTAATGGTAACCATCAGCGTAAACAGGTGCAGTTATTTCGTTAAAGTCTGCATCGTAAGTTCCATTCTCTAAAACTATTAAACCTATCTCTACTATTGATTGTATACCTTGCCCGTAAGACAAGATAATTTCTTTGTCAAGGTTTTTTACTTCTACATAAACTTTCTTTGCTAATAAATCAGCTATTGCAGTTTCTTTGTCTGTGTATTTTAATTTATAGATATTCATTATATAGTTGTTAAAGTTGCTAATTCAGTATTTGAAAGTTTAGTTTTATAAAGTTGAGCTGAATTTAATGTACCATTCATAAAATTAGCAGGAGAATTATTTGCTCCTAAATATAATGCTGACATATTTGCTGCACCTGTTAAAGCAGTATTTAATAATTGAGTTCCATTAACGTAAATAGTTATAGTAGTTGCGTTATATGCCAAAGCAATTTTTAAACGATTATTGCTATAATCAGTTCCTGATAAAATACTAAAATAAGAAGAAGGTAAAGAAAATAAACCTAAATTACCATTGTTATCCATAAATAAAACATAAGCTCCTAAAGCACTATTTGAAGAATTAAGAATAACAAATAAATCAGAATTACCACTTTGTTTTCTAACTACTCCAAAATCAGTAAATATAGTCCCCTCTGTTTGACCAATTAAACTACTTATTCCTGTTTTAGAAATAACATCAGCGTTACGAGTAACTGAAGTTGATTGAGTTGGTATCAAACTTGTGGCATAACTTCCCGCTTCTAATTGAGCACCATAAAAATAATATAAATTATTTTGTGCGGGAGAAAAATAATTACCTGATAAGATATAAAAACTTTGCATACCAAGTAAAGAATTAAACGTCACACTATATTTTTGCCATTGATTTGTTAAAGTAAAATCTATTAAATCACCATTTAAATCAGCTTGTATTCTAACTTTTTGACCATTAACAGTCCCTTTTAAATATATGCTAAAAGTATATGTTTGTAATGTTGTTAGTATTGAATTTGTATAAATAAAGCCCGCCCCTGAAGGTGTAAAAGAATTAGCATTGTTTGTTCCATCAGGAGAAATTGCAACGTTTTGAGCTAAAGTTCCGTTTCCTGATAAAATAATATTTGAAGGAAAAACTAAATTCGTTCTTTGTGGCTCTACCAATATACTCGGACACGTTCCATTAGTGTAATCAATACGAGGTACATTTAATCTATCAGTTGTAGGAAAGTATTCTTTTGCTGAACTACCTTGTACTAATTGAGCACCCCAAACATAAACAGATACAGAACCACTCGACGTTCCAACAGATGGTCTTAATTGAATGTCAAAAGACTCTAAAGCAACTTGACTAACTGAAAATCTTTGCCACGAATCCGTTAAAGTAATAAGGGCGTAAGTATCTGCATTAAATCTAAAACCTATTATTTTTCCAATATCTGAATTTGAAAATGCTTTAATATAAATACTTCCGTTAGCAGTACCTGTTAAAGATATATTTTGCTTAATAATAGATATATCTCCACTTGCAGGAGCATTAAACACAATTTTATCAGCAGTTAAAGTCCCATTAGGAGCTGTTGTAGAATTTGCAGTAACAACAGGAACTGAAGCACTACCTACAGATATCTTACTCCACGCTGCATTATCAAACTGCTCAGAATAAGTCAATAAATTATAAGGGCATTCCTCAATAAGTCCCGCACTATTAACTCTCGTAGCAGTCGTTGCTCTTGTTACTACCAAATCACCACTACCATCAGTAGGTTTTATCGAATAAAGTTTGTCTTCCTTATACGCGTTCGGCGTTATACAAAGTGAAGCACTATCAAATAAACTCATATATTTTCTATTATATTAATTAAACATTGTTTCGCCTCAAACGTACCGCTATCAGCAGTAACCCTTGCTATGAAATCTATTACTGCATCAATTTCGTTTCCTAATATTTCAGTCTCTCCCGAGTAACTTCTACCATAAATAGATCCCCACCCTATAGAGTTATTAATAGCACCCTGTCCGAATCCTATCGAGTTATTATTTACCGCTTGTCCCCAGTCTATCGTGTTTGCCATCTTTTGATTTTTTTAATTCTAAATACTTCTGGAGCTTTACTATGTTCTCCTTTTTAACCTTATACTTACTTATAGTACCCATCCCACAAAATTAGCTTTAGTATCCGGAAACATATCTGCATTAGCATTAGTAAAATACTCAGGGTATTTCTGACTAGCATATATCCCCATATAATCTATAAATCTACGACTATAAAACTCTGCAAAGTTTCTATATTTCTGAGTTAAGAAATCTATCTCCTCTTTACTAGGGATATCTCCCGTATCAGTACGATGCTTAAATATACCTCCATTCTTAATAGTTACTCCGGCAAATGGTACATAATCCACCATAGCAAAGTTAATAAGCATAGGTTGTATATATTCATTTAATAAGAATTGATAGTCAGCAGGTAGATCATCATTCTCGATATCCTCTGTTATTTTATCATATAATTTCGTGCCTAAATAGTTCTGTATATGGATCTGCTGTGCAATCTTAACGAATTGTAAAAATTCATTATTATCCATATTACCATTGATTATGGTATTTCTTTTTATATCCTCAGGGGTTACAAATAGTATCATATATTTTTAATTTAAAAATGCTTTATTAGGCATATCAATAGGTCTCTGTGAAACTAAAGACTCATTCTTTACTACATATCCATACTGCTCAGCTTTTAATCCTGCTATCCTCTGAGCATTAGGACTATTAACATCAATATTAACTCCCTCAAAGCTAACATATACTTGCTTATTCCACCTATGATGGCAGGCAGCACCGCCTTTATATAACCAGACATCCACAAAAGGAGATCCATTAGGACCTAGTCCACCGATATTACCATCTTTTTTAATTCTAGTCTCATTTACTATTTGATCATTCATTTGTAAGATATCCTCTTTTCTGTAGATCTTATTTGCTCCTATCATCTTAGAACAAAACTCTCTACTATTGCTAGATATCTCTCCGGCATATTTGTATCTAGTTATAAATCTAGCTCCATCAATAACCTCATCCTGAATACTTTTAGAATTAGGTCTAGCTGTACCTGTTTTCACATCCTTAACAAACTCCATTTTCTTAGTTAACATTTCATTCTCTAGATCATCATTATCATAATCCACATCGAACTCATCTACTAAAATCCACTTCTCACTAGGCTCCTCTCCTAACGCTATTAACTTCTCAGCTACCTCATTATCAGAAGAGCAGCTTATATGGTTACAGCTTTTTTTTTTAGCCTTACTCATTGTTATTTCTTGAGCAGCATTACCTCTAAATAAAGCCTTAGCTACTTCTGGCTCGAATTGTAGCATTTGAATTAAGAAAGTAATAGCCTGATCAGTAGTTAATACTCCATCTTTAACAGCTTGCATAATATCTAACGAGCTTGCAATCTGAGCACCATTATAACTAGCCTCTTTTTTCACTATATCCTCATTGGTTACCTCAGCCACCGGAGCAGAAATATTACTAATACCTGTCTCCTCGATAATTTGCTCCTCTGTTACTGCATTCTCTAAGTCTGTAAACTCTAAAGGCTGTAATGTTTTAAAGTACAAATTAAGGCTAACCTGATTAAAGGCTAATATCTTATTTAACCCCTCAATAATAAGGTCCTGGAAAGGTCTAATAACTACGTTATCCATAAGGATACTAGCAGTCTTTAACTCATCTGCATTATTACCTAACCCTGTTTGATCTTTAATTCCTAATAACATAGGACTAACTACCCTGTGAGCTAACATAATTTTAGTAGTACTCTCAGTAGATAAAAATTGATATTGATTATGAGCATCTGATAATTGAACTGCATCTATAGTAGCTCTCTCCTCAGGCTTATCATTAAAAGCTAAAATGAATCTACCCGCATTACTAGTTCCTCCATACTTTCTCTGTACATCCTGCTCGATCTGAGCCTGCATATCCTCATCCGGTATACCATTATTGAAGTTAATAAGCATACTAGGAGCCAAACCATTCAATATATTATTCAAATGATAGTTAGATATCTCTTCCTCCAATTCAGCGTATTGTAACCCTCCCTGATAATCCGGTGGTGCATAGTAATAAAACCCAGCTTTATAAGGCTTAATAAATAATATCTCACTCCCCGAGTTACTAGTACCAAAAGCAGCTATAGGAGTAGGCTTATCCGACTTTTTAAACTTGGACCAATCAGGAAAATAATAATAATACTCTATAATACCATCATCATTAGCCTTACCGGATCTTAAAGTCTCAGCAGGAAAATGCTCTATCTCTACAATCTTACTATGATCTATATTATAAATAACCTGGATAGCAGCATTACCTAATAATTTTAAATCACTAGCTACCTTTTGGATACACTCATCATCAATTAACATTCTAAATTGTGCATACTCATCAGCAGTAGGATTAATCGCATCTAGACCTCTGCCATAGATCATTTGACTAATACCATTTATACAGGCATTGTTTGTAGCTGATCCATTATATCTATCGATCAAATGCTGATAATAATTATTATCCTCTCCATATCCTACCCATTCAGTACCTCTAACCTCTGTAATAACAGGCGAGGTATAAGTAGACATTTGCACGAATCTTAAGCTAGTTTTACTCATATTAAATTGTTATATATTCATTGTTATAACTAGTATCACTAGTGTAAACATTTTTGTTTATATCATAGACCACCTGATTAGTACAGAATACCTTATCCTTAAATATAACATCATCCCCATAAGAGATAGTAATATTATAAAAATTATCTTCTTTTAAATCAAATACAGCACTGATATAATAATTATCATCTACTATATCTACTCCAGGAATAATATTAGTCTTACCATTAGTAGTCTCATTCTCTAAAACTAATAAGACATTAGTCTCATAAGCTCTAGGTATGCATATAAAAGTTTGCTCCTCTATTGTTTCATTCAATACTATCATATACATATAACGTTATTATTTTATTTTTTGCACAAAAAAAAAGGATAGCAATTAAGCTACCCTCTCTCTTATATTATTTAATCCTTATTATGCAGGATCAATATTAACATTTTCTAAATTAGCACTAATAATAGTACTAGTTACCTGGTATGGGAAAAATGGCTCAGACGCTGTTAAAGCTAGAGTGTAACCTGAGAGGTCTCCAAAAGCTGCTCCTGTAGCGAAAGTTCCGCCTGTAGTATCACATCCTCTAGTAACACCTACCGAGTAAAATTTTCCGTTGTTATCCTCTACGAAAACGTGAGGTCTACCGATAATAATATTATTTAAAGCCTCAGTAGTATCAGCATCTAATTTATTTAATGTAACGTTAAGGGCTTGCTCATAATAAGTAGTACCATTATCAGCAGACTGAGTAACGGTTACCTCTAAATTATTAGCTCCTCTAACTTCATATTTAAAGATCTCAGGAGTACCTGCAATAGCAGTTAACTCTCCTCCAGAAATTGTAAGGGCTCCTAGCGTACCATAGTCAGCAAAATAGATATTTCTAATTCCGCCAACGTTGTCTTTACACGCTAATAACCTCCCGGTTGAAATTCCACAAAGCATATATTTTTATGTATTAAAGTTAAAAAAAAAGGGAGGAGTTACCCTCCCCTATATAATTAGTCGCAGTTAACTAATACAATCTCGTTACCGAAACCTACTTGCGTACCTTGAGACCATCTCATTACAAATCTCACATTTTTAGATCCATCAAGCGGAGCCATATCTAATACTCTAACCTCGTTTAAGTTATCTAAAAGTCCGATACCGAAATACAAGTTAGATTTTCTAGCTAAAACTACTTTGCTAGTCAACTCTCCAGAAACGAAGATTTTAACACCATCAAAAGTTAAGCTCTGAATTCCATTGTACCACATTGTACCTTTACCATCAACACCATTAGCACCTACTCCATTAGCAGCAAATCCACCTAAAGCTCTTACATAAGCCTTATAAGCATCAAATCCCATATAGAAAGTTAAGTCCTCTTTACCATATACGTTAGATGGCAATAAATCTAAAGCATCTCCTAAAGTATCAATGATATTAGCAGCAGTTAAAGCACCAGGATTCAATGAATCATCAGCACCATCAGCAATCGCTTGAGAGATTAAGCTATTCCATACAGTAGTTTCAGTAGCATAAGATACTTGCTCTAACATATTAGCAATAAAGAAATCAGTAAAAGTTTGAGGTAATGTATCAAATGAAGAGTAGCCCATAGAAACAGCTTGCCAATCTTCCTCGAAAGGAGTTTTACATAAAGTAAGGTTAACTTGTTTCTCAGTTACTTCTAATACTTTCTCTGTTAACGTTACATCAGCAGTATCGGTATAATCACAAGTAGCATCTGCAATAGTAATTACATTAGCTAATTTTTTTAATACTGATTTGAATTTTACATTCGGCATAATTGTAATACCCTCCTCTTTTAAAGTAGGAGCTGATAATACACCCGCAGCGATATATTTACCTGCGAATTCACCTGCATAAGTTGAAGTAATTGCAGGCTCTGAAAAGTTTTGTCTTGTTAAGTTGCTCATTGTTTAATTAATTTAATTTTTCAAAAATAGTTTCTAATACGTTATTCTTTTTGTTGTTTGATAATTTAGTAGCAGTTTGTTTAACTTCTGGAGTATGAACTACTTTGCTCATTTTAGTTTCTTTAGCTGTCTCAATTTTCATTTTAACATCCTCTAACTGAGCTCTCATCTCCTCTAACATTGGAGCTACAACGCTAATAACAGCATCGATAATCTCCTGTTGACTTAATGGTGCCTCTTCCATTACTTCCTCTTTAACCTCTTCTACTACAGGCTCTTCCTCTACTACTTCTACAGCAGCTGCCTCGATCTCAATTTCTTTTTCTACCTCTACCTCAGCGATAAGGTCGATAATACCATCCTCAGCTACTACTAACGTTTTACCGTTTTCTAGCTTGTACTCTCCTTTTTCTAAAGGCTCCGGTCCGTTTTCTGTTACAATGTAAACAGGCATACCTGGCTCAAAGCTCTCAGCCTCTAGGATCATACCATCCATCAATTTCTCCTGAGCTAATTCAATCTTAGCACTTAATAGAGTCTGAATGTTTTTTAATAATTCACTTGGCTTCATAAAATAATTAATTTATCAATATAACGTTAATAACTTAAATTTTGCATTTTTAATACTTTAGTGTACGCTGAATAAAATAGATAACATCGTGAATGTGTCCATTGTGAGATGCATCCATTTTAACCGATAATCCATTAGCAACTACAAACTCATCAGCATAAAATTGAAAGGTCTTAGCAAACGTATGATCTTGATTAGCACCCTTAGGGAAAGTAATCGTATCTCTAACTCTATCATAAGGAGTACCATTACCACTCTCTAAATATAAATCCATATATCCATTACCATTACTAATCTGAGCTTTAAAGGCAATAGTAATAATATATACATCATCTATATTCTCTGCTCTTAATTCATTACTAGAATAGAAAGTAAAGTCTGTATTATCAATTATATTACCTGCATTATTAGGTATTGTAAAGGGAGCAGAAGTAAACGTATAAGGACTACCCGCTGTATATTGTGTATCATCATATCTACCCCATCCAAAGTTAGCACCGGATATAGTATTAATAGCTATTTTTTTAGTTACTCCTCCTTGTACTATAGGTAATACCTCTGTCCCTGTAATACTACTAGCTAATGGTAGCTCGCTTATTCTTTTACTCATAGTGTTATATCATTATAATTTTCAGTTAATATCGTTTCTTTATTCTCAGTTAATAGATAATCTGCCTGTCTCTGAATAGGACCAATACCCTGTTCTCTTAAATCTCCATTACAGCACTTAACATCATAGATATCCTTATCGATACATAGACATCCTCTTTTACCTCCTTTAGGACTAGACCAACTAGGGATATAATTTTTATTATTTGCCATAAACTATAGCTTTTAATAATTCAGCTTTAATACCCAATAGCTTTAATCCCGCCTCTATCTCAATAGATAACTCAGTATCCTCATCATTATGTTTCTTATCAGCAAAATATCCCTCTATACTGAATCCTTTTACCGTACCTGTCTTAACAAATTCCTCCCATATAACCGGATTATTAACTTTAATAGTACCTACCCA